AAAAATGTCTAAAATATTAAAAAGCACTGATAACGAGATATTTGATTTATACCTAAAAAAAATGAGCTATAAATTTAAAAAAGAAGCTGGCTCTATTACGGCCGATGCTGCTAAGACTATGTTCTCGTGGATAGCTCCAGGTGGCGAAGCAGCCACTAGCGCCATAGCTCTAATTAATAGCAAGGGAAAAGATGCTCTTGCTGATACTATAGAATGGGCCGTTAAAAATGGTAAGGCAACAAAAGAGCAGATCAGTGAAATGACAGGCTTTAGTATGGACCAGATTAATGCCCTTCTTGGAAATTTTGATGATATTTCCGATGAAGTTGTTGGGCCGGCAGCATCCGTAGTTAAAAACACTGTTCCTGTGGCGGAACTTAGTTCTGCTCCATCGAAGCTAAAAACAAAGCCTAAGGGCAGGTCAACCGCAAATAAAGTTCCCGCTGCTGAGCAGGCTACATCACCCTTTAAGTCGCCAACAGAAGTTCCAAATAAAGTTCCCGCTGCTGAGCAGGCCGCATCACCTTTTAAGCCGCAAACAGAAGTTCCAAATAAAGTTCCCGCTGCTGAGCAGGCTGACTCACCTTTTAAGATGCCGGCAGTGACTCCGGATGCTAACAAGGCCGCTCCAAAGGGATTTTCGCCAGAGTCTATAGGGCAATTCGCATCGATAATTGTAGGCAATCCTCCGAAGCCTTCTATATTTCTAGCAAGCATAGCTAATGGCACAAAGTTATCCACCCTTACTGATGAGGAAATATCCTCAGGTGTTAAATATCTATCCGCCAATTTATTTAAAAGCAGCGGTGCTTATTTTAAAGGCATAAGGGACTTACTACCTAAAATCCTTAGCCTACCAGTTGACGAGCTATCCTTGGTTCAGGAGTCTTTTAGCCTTTTAAATTCAGCTATAAAAAAAGAACTTTCGGCACTTGAAATTGCAAAATCATCGATTAAAAAGTCGCATCTTTTTAAAAAAATTGACACTAGAGCTATATCAGTATTTTTTAGCAAATCTGAGGCCACACTAAAATCCATAGATGATAAGCTTATATCTATCGGTGGCACACCAAGAGTTTTTGATGAGGTTATTGGGATGCCGCCTCGCACTTCACCATCAGTTGTAAGGCCGGCAGCTTCAGCTGCTGAGCAAGCTATTGAAGAGGCTGTTGTAAATGTTCCCACTCCGGCGGTTAAGCCTGTAGCTGAAATTACTGACGAGATTATTGAAGATTCTAGTGAGGCAGCCGCCCAGGTAGCAACCAACCAGAATATTAGAAATCCTAAAATACCTGCCGCTGAGCAAGTCGCAACTTCAGTAGGGCCAACTAAAGATAAGAAATCACCATTTAGCGCTATACCGCCGAGAATCACTCCTTCGGCCCCTAGGGAGCCCGAAGTTATTATTGGACCATCAGGTTTATCTAGCGAAATTATAAACAAGAATATTGCAGAGGCCGGAATCGACGCAACATCCGATCCGGTTTCAGTAAGCGCCGCTAATAATGCAGCAGAGTTGGTTGAGAACGCCGCTTATCTGAGGCAGGTCGCTGATGAGGCCGCCGCCGAAGCTCCCTTAGAGGCTAGAATTATAAAAATCAATGCAGATAAGATGGATGCCGAAGCTTCAAAAATTACCGAAAGCATACAGAATCCTGAGGTTCAATCTGCCCTTGGAAGTTCTGTAGGCAGCATCATTGAAAAATCTAGACGCCATGCCTCTGAAAATATGGCAGATTATGTATCTTCTGCAAAAAAACAGAGCAATGAGCCACCCGCGTCAAACACACCTGATATGTCAGCCCCCAGGCCGGCACAACCAGGCGATAATAAAACCCCCGGTAAATCAAAAAGCCCTCTTGATCCTGATGCTCAGAAAAAATTGGACGAACAAATATACATAGATAGTGAGATTGCTAGGGCTAGAGATAGGATAGGTAAAGAATTAAATCCCAAAAGAAGCTTCCTGATGGAAATTCTTTATAAAAATAGTGGAAAAGTATTGGGTGTTGCCGGTGCCGGTGTCGCCAGCGCCGCAGGCCTTGCATTTACTGGTATTACTGGTGTTGCCTCAATTGGACTTAGTGCTATTGGATTTGTTCTACTTATTGGTGCCGTTGGAACTGGCGGTTCTATGTTGTGGTCCAGATATTACGCCTCAAACGAAGAAAAGGCATCTAAAAGCATTGCTTCGATGGCCAGCTCTCAATATAGTGTTGTAACCGCTCTCAGGTCTTTAAAATTTAAACCTGGAAGTGATGGAGAAAATAAAACAAAATCCCTGATATCCGCGATTATTAAGGCTTACAGGTCCTTGGAGTCTATAAAGTTGGAGTCTATAAAGGACATTCGTAGTCTCGACCAAAAAACATTTTTAGCTATGGCTCAATCTCTTGATGAGATGGAGTCTGCTGCCAGAGATTACCTCCAAAATCATAAAATAATAAGGCAGGATCTGATTGGAGACTATGGATTCTTGGAGGCCCTAGGACTGTTAAATAATTTACTAGATGAAACTGCCGAATTTAAGAAGCATATCTACGAAGCTATTTCCTCAGAAGGTAATTCTGCCACAACTAGAGGCAAGCCGTCAGATACTAGTGGCCTAGCTATTCCAGAGGCAGAAGGCGTAGAAGCTAAACCCAAAGCAGCTCCGTCTAATAGTGCCGCGGTAATTGACGTGTTGGGCGTACCAGTAGATGTTAGTGGTTACAGTCCTGGATTTAGAAGCGCCGCGCCTAGGATACTGAGAAAGGTTATTCAATCACCTGAAGGTCTATCTTTCGTAGACCCGGATAATGTTTGGGGAGGGTTTCTTCCAAGAAGAGGCGATATGTCCTCAAATTATCTTGAGGCCATGCTCTATCTATATCGAGCTAAAATATTCAGCAGGTCTGACTTAAGAAAGTTTATAAGAGATAATATTCCAAAGGTTGGTCGGAAAAGATTTAGCGAGTGGAAGAACGCCCTAAAGCATTACCGAGGTAATGTTGGTGACTATACCGATGGGCAGCCCGGAAGAAAGAGTGCTAGAGAGGCAAATATATATGCCCTAAACAGCCTGATTAAACTGGCCGACGAACTGGACAGTTCGGGTTTATCAGAGCTATCTGATCTTGTTGATCGGGCCATTAAAGACGTAATTTAGCATTAATTATCGACATATAAAGATTTTTTTAAAAAAATTACACAAAAATTAATATTTTACAAAAAAACCTGCTAATTGTTATGAGTCAAGTGTTATTCTAAATAACGAGGATATTTTTTAAAAATGCAAAAGAAAGCAGATAAAAATTCCAATGAATACTACCAGGGCGCTCTAAGCGAACTTGGTGACCAATATGCTAAGTCATATTATACAGGGCTTAAAGGCATGTATGATGAAAAGCCAAAGAAAACTGAGGCAGATTTTGCAAAACTCTATGAAATTCACAATGGATCTGGCTCCGATTTGATTGGAACCGCCCACCCCTACTCAGTAAGTCTCGCAGAGTCTATGGGTAATGGTGGTCTGGTTGAAAATCAAATCGAAAAGCAAAGGGCAGGAAAGAATGTAGCACTAAGCATGCCAACTGGTAATTTTCGTGGAAAGCATGCATACGTTATTAAGAGTTTAGTTAAGTTAGCAGATTCTCTAGATTCGTCAGGAATGGCGGAGCTATCTGATCTGATCGATGAAGCAATCAATAATATTTCATCAAACGTGTAATGGAAATTTCTTCATTACGCACTTTCAATAAAATTTTTATGGAGAATTAGAATATGTTAATTCTATTACAACCAGGAATTGAGCCCTTGGGTCAGTTTGACCTCGAAGACAGCGATGTTGCGCTTGTTCGCGGCGGAGAGGTCGGTACCTTTAGGGCTATCGATTTCGCCACAGACGGATATGCTGCTGATGTTTTCAATCAGGGCCCATCTATTCACATTAAGCTTGACTCAGTTGTTTCCGGTGGAGTTACCGCGCCAATAGAGGTCTATGGACTTGTTGACGAGGGCAGCTCATCTGGCCTTGGCGGCAGAGGCTATGGAACAATGCTCGGTCAGATCATCGGAGGTTCTGTTGGCCAGGGAACCGGCGTCGGTGGCCAGCCTACCGTTGGTGCAGTTGTTATCGGACCTTCGACCGTTCTCGGTTCTGGTAAGGCCACCCTCTGGACTAAGCCAGGTCTTTACGGCGTAACTGCTGATGCATTCCGTACCACCGCTGACTTTACAGCAGCTGGTGCGGTTGCCGGACTCAATACCGCTCTCTTTGGAAGCACTGCTAACGGCACTGTCGATGGCAAGATTTCCTCTGCTGCTTCTGGCGGAAGCGGTGCCTTTGGCGCTCGCGTCGCTCTTTCACTAGGCTCTGTGGCTGATACGTCACTTGTCTCAACAACCAACCAATTCGCAGGTGCCGGTGCCGCTCAAGTTGAGCATTGCGCAGTCTACTTGCTCGGCGTTAGCGCTGTATAATTAGGAGATTAATATTATGTCTAATTTCTTTAATACTCAAGGCGAACTAAGCGCAGGTAGTGTCAAGGACGCTCTATCAAAGATTGTTAAGTACGCTTCAATCATTGATGAGCTAAGCCCTTCAAGCTCAGCTTTGTCTGACTCGCCATCGTTTAATGAGGCCCAGAGGGACCAGATGATTAGCGAAGCAATGTCCACAACTGAGGGCAAAATTGCTCTCGGTCAGGCCATGGCCAACCCTATTCGTAGAAACCTTGACTATCAGGGTGTAGGCCGTAAGGCTCTTGTTGTAGATCCTCTACCGCAGGGTGCTCTTGCAGTTTATGACCGTGATATCGATGTCGCAGCAACTGTTATTTCTAGTAACGGTTCTGTTCCAGAGTCTCGCGTATTCGGCGATAGAGTTTCTATTCCTGAGTTCGAAGTTGTTTCTAACCCAACAGTACGTATCGCAGAAGTTAAGCGCCGTAGATTCAATGTAATCGACCGTGCTCAGCAGAAGGCTCGCCAGGAAATTCAGGCACAAGAGGACTCTAACGTCTTTGCTGCGCTTGACTTTGCTTCCGATGCCGCTCGCGGTGGCGTAAATAGCCTACAGACTCTCGATAATGGCACTGTCACAACCGAGCTCTCTAAGACGGGTCTTCTAAGCCTCAAGCGTCAGATTGACCGCTGGGACAACGTTACCGCCAAGTACTTCATGAACATTAACCAGTTCACTGATATGCTTAATTGGGAATCTGCTGGTGCAGCAGGTGCCTCACAGGTAGACCCCGTTACTCAGCGCGAGCTTCTTCAGACCGGTCTATATGGTCACATCTTCGGTGCCGATATCATCGTCTCCAAGATTGTTCCTCCTAGACAAGTCTTTGCCGCTGCCGATCCAGAGTTCGTTGGTGTCATGCCTGTTAGACAGGACATCGAAGTTCTACCTGCCGATGAGCCTAAGCAGCTAAAGCTTGGCTGGGTTGTTTCCGAAATAATCGGAATTGGCATCGTCAACCCACGCGGTTGTGCATCCGGCTTCGTAACTGACTAATCTTAGTCTAGCTATATAGCTTAAAACCCCAGGTGACAACACCTGGGGTTTTTTATTTATTAATGATTAAGATAACAGTAATATGCTTATATTTGATTCTACGAATATTAAATATGGAGAATAAATGAATTCGGTTTTTAAAACAATTATAGATAGGATACCTGAATCTAATAGGCCGAAGATTAAAATATTTGAAAGAATGGGGTTTCGATTGCAAAAAATTCACAGTATTGAAAAAGAAATTTATACATTTCAAAAAACAAATCAGCCTGGAAAACAAATATTTTGTACAACTTATCCAGAAATAAATGTTTGGTTTACCATGCTGAAAAAATTAGGCGGTGAAGAAGTATATAAATCTTTATCAGTAGATGAAATATTTGAAATGTTTAATGAAGATGAGAAAATTGAAGCCATATTCAATATTGATAATATATTTGTAGGAGTAAGTAATGACTAGAGAAGAATTACAAAGACGACTTAAATTTATAAAAGGTCAGCCTCTTAAAGAGAAGGTTAGGCCAACGGAAGCCCTAAGAAGGGGAATTAACTCTATAGACATTTCTAAAGAAAATGAGTCTGATTTCGATGATTTTTTTGAATTCGAAGAAGATATAGCCGATATGGTTTCAGCTAGAAAGCAGTTTGAAAGAATGGAGCTTCAGAAAATGACCGATGGTCTGACTGAGCAGCCATCACAAGAAGTTGTTGATGAGCCTATTGTGATATCTGATGATGACTTAACTTCTGGTTTCTTGGTGCTAGAGGAAGCTGACGAGCATACCGAAGAGCATTCTAATGAAACTAAAACTGCTGAAGAACCAGAAGCTATTGCTGAAAAAAATGATGATTTGGAAAAAGAATCTACTGATAATGGCCCGGTATTTAACCCTAATGATATTAAAAACTGCGGATACACTAAATCAGATGGCGCTCAATGCAAAAGACAAGCTCCGAAAAATTTTGATTTTTGTTCAAGCCATAGAAAGATGCTTGAAAAGCAGAAAAATAACTATTAATAAAATTCAAAGTATAGTGAGGGCTTATACTATGGAGAAAAATCTCTTTATAACTTCAGATCTTTCATTGGCTGCCTACCTAGTTATTAATGGCTTAACGCTGGAGAGAGCCAAGAAATTACCATCTGGAAAGTTTGAGCTTGTTCTCTGTGATTATAATAATTGCTCAGAGAAGTTATCACTTGCATATGTCAATAGTGATTTTTCTAAATTTGATAGTGCGATAAGAACAATTAAAAAAATTCTATATACAAAGTAGGTGAATATATGCCATGCAACCCTAGAGATTCAGCAGTCCAGGGGCAGGAAGTTGCCCTACAGATTCAATATTATGATTCTTGCGGAGATAAAGTTTCTGCAGATAAAACTCCGTCAATTCAGATAACTGATCTTGATGGAAATGTTGTTCTTGAGGCCACTAATAAAAATATAGATTATCTTGGTGATGGGCTGTATCAATATACCTTCAGAGTTCCGCCGTCTGGTGATGCCGGAACCTGGGTAGATCACTGGACTGCTGAGATTGATAAGGCTCAGCTGGTTACCTCTTTTGGATTTAATGTCATAACTCCATCTTCCGGAATATCAGCAACAACCGGACCTGGCAAAATATCTATTTCCGATGAGGTTTCTTTTGATTTTTGCCAAGAAGAAATATATGGAATTAATATTTTATTAAAGTTTCTAAAAATGCGACTTCTTTCTGTTGGTAAAAAGCCCGTAAGAGATATTAATGGTGCTTTTGTTCTGGATGCCGACGGAAGTCCAGTAACAGAAGATTGTAGTGTTTTCGATGATAATGTTTTAATATGTTTTTTAATGCAGGCATTGTCAGAGTTTAACTCAACACCCTTCTTCACTGCGTATACCTTTTCCGACCAGATAATTCAGAATCTTTTTTCTCAGATAATCGTGGAGGGAGCTTATGTTTTTGCTCTAGCCTCCCAGTCAATTCTTGAGAAGGGAAGAGATTTCACAATAACTGATGGCGGAGTTAGCTATCAGCCGCCCCAGCTTGGTGACTTTTTGCAGTCCCAGTATGGTACTTGGCTTTCCAGCTATCGTGAGAGACTAAAGTTTATTAAGAACAGTATTAGGCCCGGCCCAAGAAGCTATGGAACCTATAGTAACCTAACTAGTGCAGCACCTGCCGTTACCAGACTTAGGCACCTGAGGTCAAGAAGGATAACTTAAAGATGGACAAGATTATATCATATCTAATCGACTCTGGCGGTATATTTGGATTGCTTTTGGCGATATCCTTAGTGTGGATTGCGTTCAGAGAGAAGCTCATCTATACAAATATGAGCTCTGAAAAGAAGGACGTTGATGATAAAAATATAAATATAAATAAGCTGATAAATACAATCGAAGAAATTAAAGAGAGGCAGTCTGTGGCCTTAAAGCATCTTGAGTCTATTGAACCGATGATTAAAAATTTTCACATCATAAGCACGGTTGATACCACCAGAATACTGAAAGAGTTGGAAGAAGTAGAAGAAAGTGTTGCTGATATAGGGATAAAAACTAATGATCTTCATAAGTGGCACGATGTCAAAGACTCTGATGGCGTTCGATTGTGGTATGTTAGAAAATCATTAGAAGAATCCATTAATAAAGTTGAAACATCAGTGAGTAAGCTTCATGTTAATGTTAGTGACGTAAATAAAGTTATTAGAAACGATTTGGAGGAAAGACTTCAGAAAGTTAATGATGACAGAGTTTCTGAATTGAAAGCCTTACTCGAAACTTATAATAAAACTATAACCGACCTGGCTCTGGCTTTGGAGAAAATTAAATTTTTGCTTCGCCCTGAGTCTAAAATTGGAGACCAAGATGGCCGTAAATTCTAACGAAAGCAGCGAGGACGAGATAGATTCTCTAAAGGAAAAAACTATCGCACTCGAAGAGAGAATATCTAGAATTGTGGAGGAGCTTGTTCAAAATATAGATTCTCGAAATTTAAAGTATAAAAAAGATTTGAAAAGTAAGTATGCATATAAGGCTAAGAAAAAAACGGAAGATAAGTAATGATTACAATTTTAGTAAAAAAGGCGAAAACAGATCTTCAGAATAATATTGAGCTTATTGCGAAAGTAAAAAGAGAGCTTAGAAATGAGGATATTGCAAAAGATATTTGCAGTGAGTACGGCTTTGACATAGATATTCTAGATGGAATTTCTATAGAATTCGAAGATGATCTAGAGGCGTCAGCCAAGACTATTGATGGAGCCATACTTTTAAGCTCTAATCTTATCTCAAAAGATTTCGAAGTAATTATGAGGTATGCAATACATGAACTGGTCCATGCAGTTCAGCATATGAAGATAACAAATATGGACCAATTTGAAGGAAAAGAATACCTAGACAGAGATGACGAGCTAGAGGCATTTCAGTATCAGGTTGAGTATGAGGCAAAAGCTGTGGGCGCGGAAGAGGCCGAAGAATATGTCGAAGATTTAATTGAATATCACGAAATTCCAGATGATGAGGTTGAGAAGAAGAAAGAAGAGCTGATGGATAGAGTATAGAGCTGCGCCTTAATCTTGTAATATTTAAGTTATTATATTATAGTAATTTATACTTATACCGTAGGGAGGCAGTATGATATCTCTGGACGCACTATCACCTTCGCGTGGCGAAAGATTAATCTCCCCAGATTCAGTAATAGAGTTCTCTCTGATTTCAGAAGGCTCCGATATTGATATTTCTACCCTTATTGTTAAGATAAGGGGAGTTGCCGCAATAGAATATCAGATTTTCTCAAATGGTTTTGATGGGCAGGACTCATCTATAACTCATAACGGAACAGGCTATGATATAATAATAGACCCAGAAGAATCTATGTCTTTGGGTAAAAATTACGATATAAAGATTCAAATAAAAAATACTGATGGTGCCTATTTTAATTTCAATTATTCTTTTAAAATAATTCCAGATGAGCCAATACTTGTATCCTCTAGCCCCGGTAATCGTGGTGTAATAACCACACCTCAGTTTTTATTCTTTGAGTTTCAAGATATTATAGACGGCATAGATGTTAGCAGCCTAGAGGTATCTATAAATAAGCTTGCATATATCTCCAATGGCATATCAATTCCTGATGTTAACGGCTCTCTTACGGATATAGTTTTCGAAGAAGACATTTTGATGGTTAGAATTGATCCAATAGAGTTCCTTAAGAATGGAAGCTACAACTTAAAGTATCGTGTATCTGACACTTTAGGCAACACCCTATCTGAAAGTTTAGATTTTATAGTTGATGTTCAGCCCCAGGGAACTTTGGAGCCGACACTTCTAAGCAGAGGTTTCGCTGGGTTTTATCAGGGAATAAATAGAGTTTCCGATGTTGGTGATGGAAATTCCCTCTATCTTGAGTGGGGAACTCCGGTTAGAAGTCATTATAGAAATGATTCTTTTGTTATAATTTATCAAGACTCGTACCGGCTAAATGTCTTTGACAATCCAAAATATCTAGCAACGTCTGAAGCTTCCGACTTTACAATTGCGGGTCTTGAAACTGGCGAAACGCTATCTTTTGGAGCTAGAGCTTTAGAGATAGAGACTGGCATATTTAACCTCAACGGAATGATCTCGTTAGAAGATGGTGTTTATCTTCTTCCCGAGCCAATAGAGGTAGCCTCTATGATTTCTTCAGCTTCTATGCAAATACCAGTAAGCTCCACTGAAGGATACCCTGATGCCGGTGCCATATTTGTTGGTCGAGAAGTAATAAGATATGATAGCATAGATCGGGAAAGTAATATCTTTAATGTGTCTGAGAAAGGCAGAGGGTTCTTCGGATCAGTTCCGGGGTTTTATATGCCTGGAGACACTGTTGAAATTTATACAAAGTGCGTTGATACAAATACTGTAATAATTATGTCGACCCCCACTTTTCATGATGGCTATGGTTTTGATAGATTTTTAAAGGGTGAGGGCGTTGTCGTAAACGATTATTCAGATAACGATGCAATTTTTCATGAGGGATTTGATTTTTGTGGCTGGCATGATCCGATGCCCGATCAGGTTTTGAATGGGGTTAACGACTGCGGAAGTTACCAGGGCGGTCAAGTTAACGGCTGGAGAGGTCTAAATATCTATGATACCATGCTCGATAGAGAAGAGGTTCTTCTTGGAGTCACAGGAGAGCCGGTAATTTTACTTAAAAAGATTTGGGACGGAATAACATGTAGCTGCGTAAACAGCAGAAAGGTTAGCCCAAAAATTAGAAGCTGTAATATCTGTTACGGAACAGGATATGTTGGCGGCTTTAATCAATTTGAAAACCTAAGAAGGCAGGATAGAAGAGTCCTGATGTCATTTGATGAAGCGACAGAAGATCTAATGTATGGAGAAAAAGAGGGTCTTCAGCAGGAATTTGATGTTAGCGCGTGGACTATGGCCATGCCATCGATCAGAGACAGAGATATGGTTCTTAGATTTGACTACACCGAAGACAGAGAATTTATTTATGAAGTTTTAAATGTTTCTCGTGAAAAAATAATAAATAGAAGATATGGAAGGCAAAGAGTTTCGTTAAAAAGACTTGATAAAACTGACATAGCTTATACTTACCCAATCAATCTTTCTAGGATAAGGCCTAGAGTTTAGGAGATAAAATGAAATTAAGACCAAGATGGCTAAAAAATACAAATGGCAAGCCTGATGCAATGTTAACATTTGCATTCTTTTCTTTTGTATTTGTTTCTTTAAACGTAATACTATCAACTTTTACCAGCCTATCTTTTGGCGGATTTTCAGTGTCGTTTCAGTCACTAGACAGCTCGGTTATGGCAGTATACTTAGGTTCAACATTTACCGCGTATGTATCAAGAAGATGGACGGATTCAAAGTTAGAAGTACCATCACTTAATGCTTACGAAGGTATCCCCGAAGATTCATCACAAGTGTCAACATGCTATAGCCCAGAGCCTACTGGCTCTGGCACAGAATGTGCATGCAGAATTAAAAAAGGCTTCTAAATTGAAATCATTTATCAAAAATGTTAAGACCAATATATCAATAGCGCTCGGCCTTATAGCCGGACTCCTCGGGTTCTTTTTCCTTTTATCAGCCAGGAACAAAATGAGGTCAAAAGATAAGCTTAATTATGAATTAGACAGAGTCAAACACGAAATGTATAGTGTAATGCTAGAGCGTAATGTCGATCATAAGAAAGAGAAAATTAAGAGCCTCGCCCAAGAAGAAGAACTCATTAGAGAGAAAATAGAGTATATTGAAAAGAAAGAGTCAGAA